CGAATCCGGGCTCGAGGGTTGCCGTGGCTGGCGGCGAACTACTTGGGTTTTTGCGGCGGATAGCGCGCGTCGTAGAGCGCCTGCTTCTGCTCCATCAGCTTCTTGTGGTCCGGGTGCTTGGCGTCGTCGTAGCCGGGCGTGGCTTTCAGCGCGGCGAGCTTGCTGTCGAAGTCGGCCGCGGCGAGCGCCCCACCCTGCGGCGTGCTGCCGTCCGGCTTGAACTCGTCCTTGAGCGAGGCCATCAGGCGCATGAAGGTCGGGTTGCGGCCGAGGCCGGCTTCGTTGATCTGCTCGACGGTCAGGCCAGCCTTCGTGGCGATGACATGGATCGCGCCGCTGGCGCCCTCGATGTTCGCCTTGAAGCTGGCGTCGTCCGACCAGGTCGTGCGCAGATCCGCGGCCGCTTCCTCGACGGACAGGCCCATCGCCTCGCCGGCGACGGCACCGCCGCGCTCGGCCCAGGCTTTCAGCACCAAGCCCATCTGCGCGTTGTTGAAGTGCAGCGCGTGCGCTTCCTTCGCGAACTCCTGGTACATCGGGTCGGCCTTGACCTCGTCGAAGGCGAAGTCGGCAGGCAGGCCGGCGGGCTCGTAGGCGTCCGCAGCGGCCGGCGGTGCTTCGCCAGCGCCCATGCGCTTTTCGAGCGCGGTGTGCGCCTCGCTCACCTTGCGCGCGCTGGCCTCGATGTCGATCGAGCCGTCTTCCTTCGTGACGCGGTACTTCTCCTGGATCCAGTCGGTTCCGGCAGCAGCCGGTGCTCCCGGCGCCTGTACCAGCGATGATGCGTCGGGCGTGCCAGCCGCGGGCGCGCCACTGGCAGGAGCTCCAGCGGCGGGTGCGGCAGGGGTCCCCGCCACGCTCGCCGGTTGACCCCCGCCACCAGCAGCGCCAGCTCCATCATCGACAGTAGCGAACGCGCCATGCTGCCTCCTGTGTCGTTTCATTCGGGAACTTCCTCTTCGTTGGTGTCTTCCACGCCGTGCGCGCGGTTGATCATGGCCACGATGTAGTCCGGAACGCGGCGCTGGCCGGCCCGGTCGTAGGTCTGCAGGACAGCGTCGATGCCGCCCTGGCTCACCGGCGGGCGCACGAATCGCCGGATCAGGTCTTCGAGGATCAGCGCGCCCTCGTGGTGGGTTTCGAACACGCGCGCGTACAGGGCGGCGTCGACGACGACCGCGCCGGATTGCGCGTTGGTCTTCGGCTTGGGCACTACTGATCGAGCGCCACGCCGATGTTGATGCCCCAGGCGCTGATGTCCGGGCGGGCGACCCGGTAGACGCCGGGCGCCGGGAAGTTCTGCTTGTTGTCGCGCGCGTTGAAGGCGTACACCGGCGGGTACTGGATCGCGCCGTTGACGATCAGGTGCACCGGGATGGTGATGTTGCCGGGGATGGCGCCCGAGCTTGCGAAAATCGAGATGGTGGCCGGCGTGTCCTTCGTTACCGTGACGTCGGTGGCGTTGTTGGCCGTCTGCGCGGCGGCGAGGATCGTGGTCTGGGCCATGGTCGTGCTCCTGGTGGTGCGGTGACTTAGGGATCGGTGGCGTGCTGGGCGCTCATAGCGACAGCCCGATCTTTCGGCCGAAGTAGCGCTTGGCATTCGCGCGGTAGGCGGCGCTGACGGCGCCGTTGATCAACGCCCCGCCGAAGAAAAGGATGTTGCTCGCCGGCCCGGACGCACCGGTGCCGCCGAGCTGCATCTTGGCTAGGGTCAGCGTTTCCGTTGTCCAAGTGTTGACCGCCGAGGCCTCGGTGCCGTTGTTGACCTGCACGGTGTTCGAGCCGGCAGAAGCCAGCGCATCGACAACGACAGCCGTGTTCAACGGCGACTCGGCGACGGCGGTCGTTGCGGTGGAGGCTCCGAGCGCGGTGTTGCGTAGGACGCCACGCTGGCGACCCGAAGTTTGGTTAATCAGGAGCGAGTAATCGTTCGCGCCCTTGCGTGCGCCGAAGTAGGCGAGCGCGTCGGCGGTCAGCGGCGTGATGGCGGCAATCAGGTAGTGCGGCAGGGACAGCGTGAACGAGCCGGCTTCGGTCATGAAATCGTCGGTGCCGTTGAAGCGCAGGCAGGGGTATCCGCCGACAACGTCGTAGGTTGCCCCGAGCGTCAGGTGCAGCACGTTGCGTCCGTTTCCCGAGACATCATCCATGCAGCCGACATTCTGGCCTGCGGTCGTCACCTGCGTCGTGCGCGCGGAGTCCTGCCACAGCGTCGTGATGTCCCACGGGGTATACAAGCCGCCGTTGAGGCCGCCTGCGAAACCGGACAGCGGCGAGAAGCTGCTGCTGCGCCGCGCATCGGTCAGCTCGCGCTTCATCGGCGCGGTGAGCGCGGAGCTCATGCCTTGCGCCAGCGAGGGAGTGGTGCGAATCACGCCGTCGCCTGACGCTTCGCCGCTGCCTCGCCGGCCGACTGCATCGCGCCGTTGGCCAGCGCCTGCTGCTGCTGCGCCTTCGCCGCGGCCTCGCGTTCGGCGCGCTTCTTCGCGGTGGCGCGGGCGTCGAGGGTGAGCTTCTTCGGCACGCCGACCAGGTCCTGGCGCTCGCGATCGGCGCCGTCCCAGTCGTACATGTCGCCGGCTTCCGGATTGAGCTCGAGCTTGGCCAGCACGGACGCCTCGTAGCGGTCCATGGCGCTGACATCCTCCAGGCGCTGCGCACGCGCAAGCGGCGAGGAGTAGCGCACGGTGAACTCGCGGTTGCCCAGCGACTGCGGCGGCTGGGTGAACACGCCGGCGCGGAAGGCCAGGCCGAAGCAGCGCTCGACGATCGGCTTCAGGTCCTCGCTCTGCAGCCGGCCGTACAGCGGGCCCAGCTGCTGGCGGATCATCTCCACGCGCACGTGCACTTCGGTCGCGGTCTTCACCGGGCCGTCCGCCGGCTCGAGCTGGTCGGCCATCAGCGTGCGGCGGATCGCCTTCTGCAGATCGGCCTTGATGGTGAAGCTGACGTTGAAGTCGGCGCCGGTCTCCAGCGCCTTCATCGAGTCGATGGAGTTGGCGATGATGATCTTGCGCGGGCCGACCTTGACCGTGCGCGGGTTCAACACGCCGTCGTCCTCGGCGATCCACATGCCGGCGACGGCGATGTCGGCCGCGGCAAGCTCCATCGCCACCAGCAGGTTGAGCGTCTTCAGGTCCGGCAGCGCGTCCTTAACCGGGCCGGTCGCGTAGACCGAATTCGGCAGGCGCATCCAGCGCGGCAGGATCACCGGCATCTCGTGGTAGCCGGACTCCTTCACGCAGCGCTTGGCCTTGACCTCGATGTGGTGCGAGGCGATCGGCAGGAACTTGGCGCGCACGGCGCCGACCACGTGGGGCGTGCGCGGGAAGATGGCGTGCACGAACTCGATCGGCGTGTCCGGCTTGTCGACCGCCAGCTTCGCCGTCTCCGGGCTCACGCCGCCGTCGTTCTCGAACTCCTTGAGCGCCTGCTCGGCGGTCAGGGTGTAGGTCCGGTGCACGATGTCGACGCGGCCGTCGGTGCGCGTGCTGCCCATGGCGAGGCTCGACAGCGGCCACTGCTCGAAGGCGAACCCGCCGCGCTCCTTGTCCTCGTCGATGTAGAGCGCAGCCCAGCCAGCGATCACGACATCGAGACAGGCTTCGTAGTGCACGGCGTCGAAGTTGGAGTTGTGGATGTTCTCCCACAGCGTCTCCGCGGCACCGTCGAGCCAGGCCTTCTCCTCGACCGTCGGCTCCTGGACATCGAGCTCGAACCAGCGCGAGTTGGCCGGGGTCAGGCCGGACTGGATGGCCGAGGCGAGGATGCGTGCGGCATCGGTGCCGGTGCCGTCGGTGATCTGGGCGCGCTTGGCGTTGATCTGGCTCGCGTCCATGCGGTTGCCGTAGAAGCCGTCGGCGCGCTCGGGGAAGGTGTAGTCGAAGCAATCGACCCACAGCCGCTCGTGCACCTGGCGCGAGGCCAGCATCGAGTCGCGACGCTTGAGGATGGCGACGGCGTCCATCGGGCGGTCAGCTACCCAGCGCCGGCTTGGCCATCGTGATCAGCGAGGTCGCTGGTGCGGTGTAGCCGGCCGCGCTGGTGGTGATCAGGCTCGAGGCCTGCCGGCGCTTGCGCTTCGCAGCCAACGCCTGGTTGGACTTGTTCGCGGCCTCGTTGGCGGCGTCGGCCGCTTCCTTGACCGGATCGCGGACCACCACCGGCGGCGGCTTCGGGGCTTTGGGCTTCGACATGCACATGGCGTCAGGCTCCGGCGAGGAAAAGGCCAACCGCGAGGAGGGCGAGCGCGATGCTGCCGATCTGCCACGCCACGGCATGGGCGTCGTCGCCGTGGGTGCTGAGCGACTGCGACCAGTACGCGGCGCCGATCGCTGCGACGGCGGTGACCAGGTTCACGCGCGTCCAAAACGGGATGTTGACCACGACGCCGAGGATGGCCAGCACCAGCACCGCGATCAGCGCCAGGCGCGAGAACGCGAGCGTGCCGTTGAAGCTGGCCAGCTGCAGCGACTGCGCGTGCAGCTGCGCATCCCAGTCGATGGCCGGGGAGTTTTCGCGAGTGCTGTTCTCGACGTCCATGGCGATCAGGACTTCAGCGCTTCGGGCTTGGCCGGGCACACCCAGCCGTCCTTGGTCAGCACCGGGCGGTCGATCTTCGTCGGGTCGACCTCGGCCTGGCCGGCAGTCGGTGCCGCGCCCTTGGACATCGCGATCGCGACGTCGGTGACCTGGTCGGCGCCGGCCTGGATCTGCTCGGGCGTCGGATCCGGCGGCGCGGCCTTGAAGCGGAAGTAGTGCGCGAACAGCTTGGCCTTGTCCTCGTCGCTCAGCGCATCGAGCTCGTCCTGCGAGCGGATGACGATCTGCGATTCGTGCAGCGCGATCGCGTCGATCTTCAACGCCTGCAGCTGCTCGAAGGTCGGGGCGGGCCCAACGACCGGCGGGGTGGCGGGCGGCGTTGCGCCGGGAACTTGCGGCTTCGGCTTCGGCTTGGACATGGTGGCTCCGTGGGTGGCGGGCGGCGTTGCGCCGGCTGGGACG